TGAAAAAACTTTCTCAGCGTTTAGCAGTTTCCTCATATCAGCCTTTCTTTTGTTCTTCCTGAGTGCTGGATCGTTTTCCAGTTCAGTCTCAAGAGTAGCTCTCATGCTTATAAATTCAGCTGACTTGCTCTGTAATTCTTCAAGGGTAATGCGGTCATCTATGTATAGATCGTTGAGTCTGCTCAGTTTCTTTGATAGCTCCTCTATTTGTTTCTTATAGCTCTCACGGTCTATGGTCTCAGCATTGTCTTCTGAAAATATTCTGTCCAGGTAACCAGCGTCATCTTGTAGCTTGCTGATTTCTGTCAGTACATAAGCCTCAAGGTCATCTTTGTAATAAAATCCTGAGTCACATTTTTCATTATTGTTGTATACAGTCACGCCCTTAGTTTTCCTAGGGTGTCTCTGATGGCATTCGTACCTGATGAACCTAGTGCCGTCTTTCCTCACCACTCCCATTAAAATTTTTAAAGGAGCCCCACAATATCCACATTTCATCAATCCTGAAAGCATATATTTGGCTCTGAATGGTCTGGGGTTGTTGTATTTTTCAAGCGCTGAAATCTGTCTCTTTTCGACCTCTAGCTGGACTAAATCGAATAATTCTTGGGTAATGATTGGTTCATGTTGCCCCTCGTATACCTTGTCTTTGTACTTTACTTTTCCTAAATACGTTTCGTTTTTTAGCAAGTATTTGGTAATCGTTTCGCCCCAAGGCCGTTTTCTTCCAACGTGCCCTTCAGCATTCAAGTCTCTGATAATCTTAACTACTGACTTACCGTTCAAGTATTCTGTGAAGATACGGTTGACAATGAGAGCTTGGGTTGGATTGACTGATAAGATACCAGTTTCTTTTGAGTAATCATAGCCAAATGGAATCGTAGTCCAAGACATAGATTTCCCGTTCTTTGCCCGGCCTTCTTTTCCCAACATCATGCGTTCCTTGATTTGCTCACGTTCAAGCTGGGCGAATACTGAAAGCATACCAATCGAAGCCTTGCCGAATGGTGTAGAAGTGTCGAAGTTTTCTTGCAAACTGATAAACGCTACATCGTTTTTAGCAAACACATCCTCAATTAGAAACAAAGTATCTTTCTGGCTACGGCTCAAGCGATCAAGTTTATAGACAAGTACGATATCAATTTTCTTTCGTTTAGCGTCTGAAATCAAGCGCTCTAACTCAGGTCTTTGGGTGTTTGCTCCAGAGAAGCCACCGTCAATATAAGTGTCGTAGATTTTCCAATCCTTGATTTCGCAGTAGGCTTCCAGCTTAGCTTTCTGTTCATCTATTGAGTACCCCTCTTCTGCCTGAGATGTGGTAGACACCCTGACGTATATAGCTACTTTATTTGTTGTTATCATTGCTTTTATACCCCCTTTTTGATAAAATAGGGTATAGTAAAGAGGGCTTTTTAATGCCTCTTACTACACCGACCGCCTCACACTCAGAGTCGCCAAACTTTGCGAGTGTGGGGATTTTTTTATTTTTGTACTAGGATAGCGATAATTGAAACCACAATCCCGATAATTGAAAGAAGAGATCCGATGGTTAATGCGATTAACCATTTTTTGTTTTCTTCTTTCTCTTTTTGTTGCTCCAATTTGAAATCAGAGAACATCTTTTCCATTCGAAGTCCCATATTTTCAAAACCATCACGCATTTCAGTTCTGGCTTGGTCGAATTTTAAATCAACCTTTTCAAAACCATGTTTGACATCAGAATTGATTTTATCAAGTTTTAAATCGATTTCTGTCTTGGTATATGTATCGTTTGCCATATATCGTTCCTCCAATTCTCTTGTTTCTCCTATTATATCATTATTTTGTATGGGTACAGTTTTTAACGACGGTTTAGAAGCATGAATAGAGGAAACGTTAGAGGTAGTAGGTTTGAAATTGTTTTGTAGTTCTGACATAGCTTACCCCTGATTTATAAAAGAATGGTAACTATATGCTTCGTCTAACTGATTTCCATCCTCGTCAGACAGATTGAAATAAAAGTAAAAATCATTCGGGAACCGAATTGTAAAACTAAAATCAAAATGACCTGTCGTTTTCCCGTAATTATCTTTCAAATCTATGAACTCACTTTGAGGTATGTTAATCCTTGTAGCATGGACTGGGTAATTTATGCCATCTTGAAAATAAGCATTCACGGATAATATATAAGTTTTACCGGGGATTAAATTAAAAAAATCTAAAAAAGCGATCAGATTTGTCGAGCCAGGGAATGAGTCGAAATTAGTTACTGTACCTAAGAGTTGACCACTTTCAGGTTGAACAATTCGAATCGAGGTCATTTTTTCCTTAAACGGATTGCTCTTTTGGTTAAAGCTACTCATGTTTTCTCCTTTATTTTATTTTTCTCTATACACACTCACGACTTCCCCAATAGTTCGGATGTCGTCATTCTCTGTCAGGTGGATTTCCTCATAGCTATTGTTGAGGCTTTGCAAGTACCAACCTCCGTTATAGTCACGTTTCAGCTTTTTAACAAAGTTTTTACCATTGATTTGGAAAATGCCGATGTCGTTGATATCTACTTGACTAGTGACCCTGATAAAGAGCAGGTCGTTATCTTCAATCATTGGTTCCATGGAGTCACCAGCCACCTTAGCGATGGTGTCGTAGTCTTCAGGGACATCTTCGGCACGCAGTTTCACTTCCATGTGTAGGTTATCTTCCTGAAACGTTCCATGGCCTGCAGCAACCAAACCTTCTACGTAGTCGGTGATATAGTCGTCATCTTGAGACTTATCAAAGATGGAGACAATCTTAGAGCTGTTTTGTTCTTCTAGTTGTTCCTTGGCATAGTCAAGGACTTTTTCTTGTTTTGACTCTTCTAGCTGATTGTAGATGGTTAGGATTTCAGGGTGTTCGTTCTGTGTAGTAATCTTTCCAAGTTTAGTGTTTGATAGCCCTAAAAGATAGTCAGAAGTGACATTAAAAATTTCTGCTAATTTCTTTAGGTCTTTACCTTTAGGAAAATTCTCGTTTTTCTCCCATTTCGAAACAGTAGTATAGGTTTTCATACCAAGAATTTCTGAAAGTTCAGTCTGTGTCATATTACGACTTTCTCTCAATTTTCTTATTCGGTCTCCCAATTGTTCCATAGGATGTCTCCTTTTTGTTTTTTGATAAGTAAATTATATCAAAACCATGATTATAAATCAAGTATATAAGAAAAAAGTTTTACATAAAATACAAAAACAACTTTTTTTTCAAAAAAAGAGAAAATAAATCATATAAAATACTTGACACAAGATTAAAAATCATATAAAATGTAATCATCACCAAGAAAGGAGTGATTCACAAATGGTCTCTATCGCAGAATTAAGAGCCAGACATAACAAGATGTCACAGCGTGAACTAGCAAAAGAATTAGGTGTTACTCAAACATCTATTAGCAACTGGGAAAAAGACCAGACTAAGATTTCAGGCGAGTATCTTATTAGTCTAGCTTTATTTTTTAATGTGTCTACTGATGATATTCTTGGAATAAATAAGCAAGTCACATAAAAAATTTTAAACTATATATGATTTAAAATCATATTATAAAGGAGGACAAAGCATGAAAGAAACAATAAACGAATTTCTAAAATTCAGAAGTCAATTTACAAAACGAGAATGGTTTGAAATTAACCAAGTCATTGAAGCTCGTTTAAATGAAAAAGCCGACCAGTTGAAACTGGACGACTTAGATGTAGAAATCATCTCTAAAAGACTAGAAAAAGTTATCTAGAAACGACTTGAATAAAGATTGGATGGATACGATAGTCAGCGCCACGATAGTGAATGTAGATATAATCCTGATGGTACATCGAGTTTGCTTCAGGTTTAGAAATTGGTGAGTAGAGTTCTGCATTTTCTTCCCACCAAATGTAAGGACTAGCCATATTTGGTCCCATTACACAATCGTCGTCGGCTGATAGGTTCACCCAATTTCCGCAAAGACATGCGTGAATTTCAGTCATAATATTACCTCCTTTCTGACTACATTATAGCAGAAAAGGAGATTAGAAATAGAAAGGAGAGCGTATGACAGACTTTAAAAATTTAGATTGCCAATTCATCTTTCAGGAATCCAACTGATGACTACACAGCTGTTAGTAATAGCTTTATCAACGATCCTGCGTTAGATTTTACAGCTGTTGGCATCATGATGGTGGTGCTGGCTAATCACCCAAACTGGCAAGTTTATCCAGAAGAAATAGCTAAGCGGAAAGGTGTTAGTCGTCCAACTATTAGTAAATATTTCAAAATCTTGGAAGATGCTGGGTATTTACGTCAAGTTAGGCGAAAGCCTCCAGGCCGTGGAGGAAGTCATGTATTTCGATTTTTCTCTGATAGAAAAATATCTGATTTCCAGTTTGATATCATGTCGCAACGACTCGATAAAGCGATTAGTGATTCAACTTTTGAGATGTAAGTTTTTTTCATGTCAAACTTTTTCATGTCAAACTTTTTCATGTCAAACTTTTTCATGTCAAACTTTTTACACTAATAAATATTAATTAACAACAAGTATTAAATAACAATAAATATTAATTAACAACAAGTCCTACTTCTCTAAATAAATAAAAGAGAGAAATTTCAAATTTCTAATTTAGGACTTTGGTTTGAAAGGAGAGAAGAAATGAGACCAAGACGATATCCGTATAGCGGGAAAATAAAAAAGCCTATCGGAGAGTCGATAGACTTTGCAATAGACCAAAAAGCTATTCTTCAGTTGGCTTTTCGAATTTCCCAATCGAAACACCCAATATCTGATCTAAAAATAGACAAACGTATGGCATTTTGAATGGTCCACCGATTGAACTGGTGCGAACTTCAACATCTACTAAAAAGATTGCTGTTGGATTTTTTTCATCGTATTCAGAAACTCGAGTATCTTTTATTGCTTGAGCAATCGCAGATACGTCAGGATAATCATCGCTATCAGGATTATAAAGTTCGCCAATATATTGCCCTGCAGCTGTTTGGATTATCAATTTCTGACTTGTATTTTTAGCAATAAACCCATGAGTTAGTAGAATGTCAAATTTTGCCAAGTTGTTACTCATAGTCTTTCCTCCTTTCTATTGGAATTTTGACTAAAACGGTGAGAGGTCCTAGTCAAGATTATTATAGCATAATCTAAATTAAATAACAATATGTAGTGTTTTTATATGTTTGGAACACAATATATTGGGAAAGGAGCGATGTATGTGGAAGAAGTTTAAGCATTTGTTGATTGAAAAAGGGATGACACAGAAGGCATTAGCTGAAAAAGCTGGTATCAGTCCAAATACAATCAGAAATATCAAAACCGAGCGTATTTCTTTTAAGAA